CTTTCTTTTCGATCCCTTGCTTCTTCCACAAGGTTGGTATTTTCCATTTTTCTTTGGTGCTCCAATGTCTACCCATTTCTCGGATACCCATTTTCTTAATCCACCCTCTGAATAATATGAACGCATTAGACATCCATCATCGTAGTCATGTCAACAACTCCACCTATTGACATTTTTTTACGTTTTTTCTTTTTACCACCTGGTGTAACTTTACCTGAACATACTGCTGAACCGTACATGTTTGCGTACGCTGAAGGGTAAACTTTAAATTTTCTTTTAGCTGCTGCTTTTCCTTTTGCACAAAGTTTAGCCATAACTACCCTTTCAAAAATCCTTTAGGTATTGTTCCTTTAGGATAATAACTATCATAAGATTTGTTTCCTACTTTTACTCCACCTAAACTAGAACCACCCATAAAACTACCTGAGTAATCTTTTTGAGCTTGTTTAACCATAGAGTTTTCTCCAGTGCCATTAGAAAAATATTTTCTACCTTTAAGAGCCTCTGTTCTTGCATCAGGCTTCTTGACTTTTTTCTTTTTCTTACCAGCCATTTGCTGAAGAAGTTTCTGGATATTTTTTTTAGACATTACTTATTAATCTTACCTGATTTTTTAGCTTTAGAACCAAACTTACCATAAGACTCATCTCTTGAATCTTTCAATTGCTTTTTAGTTCTTTTCTTTTTAATTCTCATTGCAATTGATTCATCTTTTCTATCTTTGTAACCTTGTTTCTTTTTCTTAACAGAACCACCTTTTTTATACATAGCTCCGCCTCTCATACCCATGTCATCTTTGTAGTAACCAGACTCCATGTCTTTTCTAGCAGTAGACATTCCACCACCCATTTTACTTACTCTTCCACCTACTTTGTATCCTTTAGGTGTTACTTGTTTATTAAATCTATTGTTTGCCATTATTTTTTTCCTCCGTTTTTAAAGATTTGTGTTCCCTTTATACCAAAAATTGATCCGACGACAAGGATCCAAAGGGTACTGAACCATGTCGGGAGTGCCGCGAAATGCTCGAAGAAAGTTTTCACTTTATCGAGAGCGCCAGGATCCTCCGAGAAGACTCCCCACGCGAGCACAATTATGGGCGCCGAGAGAATTACGAGAACGAATTCGTCCTTGTAGTCATTCTGACGTGCCTCTAACAATTTTCCCTGGTAAGCTTCCTCACCACGAGCTTGTCGTTCAGCGTGCAATAGCTGTGCATCAGACATTGCGACTTTTGCCTTCTGCTTGTTAGCATAAATTTTACTACCAGCAGAGACGGCTAATTTAATTGCCGATAACCACATGTTAGTACCAAGTTGCTGTTTTCTTTTTGTCTTTTAGCATTCTTTTAGTACCTCTAACTTCAGTTTTATCTCCAGTTGGTATGTAGTTTCTTGGCATACCATTGGCTGTAGTTACAGATCTAGGGTCCAACTCAATATTTTGAGAAGGAATTCCTATTTCTTCAGATGCTACAAAAAATTTATCTTTTTTGTTCATAGTTTCTCCTATTTTTTCTTCAACTTTTTTAATGTTATAGCAAATCTTGCTCTTTGTCCAAGCTTTCCTGGTTTCTTAGCTGCTGCTTTTAATTTTGAAGCAGGAATTGTCTTACCTTTTTTGATTCCAAGAGATTTTCTTAGTGATCCAGGTTTTTTTATTGCTTTTTTTATATCTAACTTAGACATGTCTACCTATTTTCGCCTTCATACTTTTCTATTTCAATATTTGGCATCATTTTATCTACGTTTGGTATTGATTTACTAAGAATTGTTTTTTCAATCGACGTTTCAGCTCTCATTTTTGCTAAATCTGCGTTTTGATCAAGCTTATCTTCGTGTTCACGCTGATTCATCATTGCTTTCATACGATCAAGGTTAATTCTCTCTTCACCTTCTTTTCTTTTTCTCTCATTATCAGCTGCTCTAAGGTCTAATTCTCTTGCTCTTAACTTAGCAATTGGATCATCACCAAAACCAGAAGTAACTTCTCTCTCTTCTTTTAAGAATTCTTCCATCATTTCAGCAATCAAGACAGCTTTTCTTGCTTCAATCTTTTGACTGATCTGTTGTGCAGCTTGTGCAATCTGTGGATTGTTCTGAGCCATCTGATTCATCTGTGCTAGCTGTTGTAATTCTTGAGGGAACTCAAGTTCAATTTGTTCTTGAGACATTAAACTAATATGTTCAAAAATATTTTTCTCCATTGCAGCCATAACCACAGGATTATTTCTAGCAATGTTAGTTGCCATAAAATTTAAATGTGAAGTTATGTGTGCTCTGTGATCTTGACCAGGGAAAGCTTGAAAATTTTTACCACTTAACGCCATGATGTTTTCTAAACTTGGGATCAATTGGTTGTGGTTGTTCAGGCTTAACTAATAATGTGTCAATGTCTTTTACACCTAATGCTTCATACATATTTCTATACGCTTGATACATGTTGTGCATCTGCGGATTAGAAGTTGCCAGCTGCAACTCTGTTTGTGCGAGGGAAATACGCTGAGTTTGAGAAAAGATGTTGGGATCAGCAACTGGCAATATATCTACTCTGTCATCAAAGTCTGTTTGTTTAACTGTTCTTTGACCCCCAACTACGTCATACGGATATTCCGGTGGTAGATATAACTTGAATACTCTTCCTAATAATTTGAATTCATTTTTTAATGAAGAGTAAATTCTTTTGTGAATAGCTGACATAGTTCTAGAACCACGTTCAAGTAATGCAACTGTAGTTCCAACTGCAGCTTGTTGATTACCATCACCAACTTGTAGATCAGCAATCGATGCAAATCTTTGACCTGCTTGAACAACTATACCCATTAGGTTTAGTAATGTAGCTGATGGTTCTTTAAATGGTAACATCATAAATGAATCTTTTAAATTTCCACCTGGTGCATCTACATCTCTAAATTCACCTGGTTGAATAGATTGTGCATCATCTCTAATTCTAATACCACGCATTTTAAATCCAGCAGGTAAGTTAGATAAAGTACCTGCATCCAATAATTGACGGAGTGCTGCAGTTGCAGTTCTGCTTAAACCGCCAATCATGTGGATTAGACCAAAGCCATAAAACCCTAGTCCTGGAAGAAACTTAAAGTGAGTAAAGTATGGTATTTTAGTTTTTTCTGGATCACCAATTTCATAGTTACGTCTAATAGCTAAAACATTTCTTGTTGCTTCATCAACTGTTACTATGTATGGAATTTTAATTCCTGAAGGTTCACCTGTTTCGTCAGCGTCTTCAAAACCTTCTATATCTAAATTAACATGACATTCTAAAAGAGTGTAGACATCATCGTCTTGTGTTTTTCTTTGACCTTCTAATTCTCTCTCTTTTTTCTCAACGTCATCTTCAACTTGTCTTGGAGATCCTAAATCAATATCTAAATAGAAACCTGCAACTTGTTGTTTTCTTAATTCGTTCTTAGAAACTTTTACCCGATGGATGATTGCCTCTGCATCGTCTAATGAGGTAGCCGTGTAGGGTACAATCAAATCATCTGCCGGTACGAACTTTGATACTGCTTTTTTAGATAACTCATCATAATAAGTTTTCTTAAAAGCTGACCCTGCTAATGGAAGATAGAATAGCATTTGATCAAAGTCTGGCTCATAGTCTTTCATTTTTTCCATGAGCTCATAGTTCATAAAATCTTTAACACGATTTGCTTGTTTTGTTTTTTCTTCGTTAGGTGCACCAATCACTTGAGTTCTAACTGGTCCATCTGCTGGTAATAATTCTTTATAAGCTAACGCTTGAAACTGAGTAACCGCTTCTGCAAGAACTGGGTGAGTTGCACCACTAGCTCCTTGAAAAGGTTCTGTTCTCATATCATATTTAAAACCTAAAAGATCTAAACCTTGAGTGTAAGAACGTTCCCATTCTTTTCTACCCATTTGGTAATCTTGATATTTTTGAGAAAGGTCTGAACCTATCTCATCTAAAATATTATCTGGTAAAAATTCTGCTAAGTTTGCATAATGCTCATCACCACCTTCTGGTGATGCAGCGTTTGGATCAAAATCTATTTCAACTGATCCATCTTCTTGTTCATTAACTTCGACAGGACCTGGAGCTTCACTAACTTCTTCTTGAGCTTCAACTACTGTTTCTTGTATATCTTCCTCACTAGGAAGTTCTATTGAGCCTCTTGGACTTTGAGTCAGAGACTTGTCTATTTTGTCTGCCATTTTTTATTTTCTCCAGTTTCACTGTTCTAACAGTATTATAGTTAATATTCAACCCCTGAGGCGTGGGTCCGGATTCAGGCGGCAGGAGCCATGTCTTAGGGTATTTACTCATCGTACGTGTATTTTTTCATATCTTCTAAATCAATATCATCAATAAATTCTTCTACATCTTTAAGCTTGCCCTCTGCATCAGGTCTAGCTGTTGCTTCATTGTAAGTCACACCTCCTGTTTCAGGATCAGTGTCTATTTCCATTTCCATATCTTTTTCTATCATGTCACCTTGTTGATTTCTTTTTTTAACTGTTGTTTTATTACCTCGTTGTGTAACCACAAAATCATCTGCTTGATAAACATCTGCAAATTCATCTGATCTATTACCTGTAAAATATTTCATTCCTGTTGATTCAGCTTTTAATTTAACTTTAGCAATAAGGTCCATTATAAAATCAGGAACACCATCTGCACCTCTTCTAATTATTTCAGTTGTTTTCTCTGCAACCGGTGCAGCAAATTTAAAATACTTTCCAATTATAGGAAGTGACATAAGCCCTGCTCCTAATTTTATAAATTTTCTTTTTGATGGATCATCAGGTCCATCAGCATAACCAACTCTACCGCCCACTGCTAAAAACTGTTCAGGTATTTGTTGACCGGCAAATCTTTGGCCTGTTATTAAATTTTTTAATCCTTCAATACTAACAGCCCTTGCGTTTGCCATAGCTTTTTCTTGAGCTGCTCTTTTTCTACCAATAGCTACTTTTTCATTTTCCCATTTTCTTTCTGCTTCTGATCTAGACATTTCTGATTTTACATTTGGTGTATCAAAGTCTGTATCTAAACTAGAAAAGTCATCAGTAATTTGTTCTCTCATCTCTCCTTGTTTAACAACTGATCTTGCTTCTTTTCCTTCAGGAGATAACGCCATAAGATCTTTTGTAGAACCAATTAAATCAGTTCCAATCAAACCATACTCTAAAGCTTCTGCAACTGGCTTACCATCTTTTAATGCTTTGTAAGTATCACTAATTCCAATGTAAGCACCTAATGGTCCTAATGCTTTTACACCTAATTTAAAATATCTTTTCTTTGCAATATCATCAGGGATGTTTTTTATTCCTTTCACTAATTCTTCTAGGCCAGGAAGTAATGCTGCTTTTAGTTTTGGAGCGTTTGCAACTTGTTCACGTATAATTCCAGTTTTTGTATCTCTAAGTGGAATTCCTTTTTCCTTTCCACCAATAGATTTTTTATAGTCTGTTCCAACTTCTTCTATATCAAAAATTTGTCGACCTTCATTATCAAAAGTATCTAAAACAGGAGTAAGTTTATTAAAACCAATTAGTCCTTTATATTTTTTAGGTAATTCTTTTTCTGCTTGTTTAACATAACCTGCTAATTCTTTATTAATCTCATCTAGTCTTTTAATAGATTTAGTATCATTAAAATCTAAAGCCATAGACTCATCTACTAAGTCATTCATTGGTTTATCAAACTTAGACATTTTAGCATTCATTCTTTCACTAACTATAGCAATGTCTCTATCAGTCATATCTAATCTACCAGCTAAAGGTTTCATGTGATGAGCTACATATCCTTTAGGAGCTCCAAAAGCTATAATTCTTCCTTGAGTTGCTTTTTCCGCAGCTCTTCTTTTTTCTTTGGATGCATAATCTTTAGTAGGATCTTTTTCAGGATATTTTTTAGGATTCTTTTCTCTAAAGTCATCTCTTGCTTTTTGTGCTTCTTCTAAACTACCAAACTCTTCTGATAACAAAGTTTTATAATCTCCACCCTTACCTGCAATTTGTTTACCGTCTATTTTTTTAGGTGCATCTGTAATTAAAGTTCTATAAACATCTATTGTTTCTCCGGTTTCTTTATTTAAATATGTAATTTTTTTAATATTTTCTTCAATTGATTCAATGTTTGTTTTTTTAATACCTTTACCAGGTGCTCTTGTCATTCTATCTAAACCTGCTAGTGGCCCACTTCCATCTTGAAAATTATCTCTATCAGATACTGCAATCTGTTCTGTAACGTTTTCACCTAGCTCACCAAAGTAAGGCATTAACATTTCTGTGTGTTGTTCTTGAGTGATCTCTCCATCTTTGAGAGCTTCATCCATATACATTTTTAAAATATCAACTTTACTTCTAGGCATTAAACCTGGAGCAACTTCTTTTAAATTTTTTAGTTTATCAATGAAAGGTGTTTTCTGTTCAGGTTTTGGTGGAGGAGTTCCGTTAAAAAAACCAGGACGTCTCATGTACGCCATCATTTGTCTGTAGTCGTTGAGTTTCAATTTAAACTCCCAATATGTGAGGCAAGCCTCCTGATGCGTTTTTACTTCTAGATGTATTTTTAAAAGTGCTAATGATGTCTTCAGGATCCATACCTTTTTCTAACATCTTATAAGACTCTTCAATAGTTGCTATTACTTCAGCTTTTCTTTGAGGGTTATCATCAATTAAAATTCTCTCAACTAGTTCATCATCTAATCCAGGAAATCTTTCTTTTAGTTTTAATCTCTCTACCATTTTAGGAGCCAGTCCTTTTGCAACATTCATTTCAGACTCAAGGTCCATATTAGATAACTCTTCGATTTCATCTGTTGACATTAATCTTTTGTCACCTGACATTTCCATCTCTTCAAGTTTACTCTCTAGAAATTCTTTTCTACCTTTTTCACCTGGTCCTGGATTTAAATTACCTTTTTTATATTCTAATTCCATATCAGCTATATATTCTCTACGATCTTTCAAAGCTTTTTCAGCTTCACCAACAGTGCCATCGTTCATCCAAGTCTCACTGTCGCCCAACTCTTCTTCATAAAATTTAATTTCATCATCTGTTAATTGTCTTTTTGGATTTGGATTTCTTGTTTCAAAGTCTTCAAACTCTTTTACGTTTTTTGGTCTATCCATTTCATCAGCAGTCTTTACTGCACCTTTGCCAAACTTTTTATTAATCAATCCTACTAAAGCTTGAATACCTTTTGGTAAACTACCAATAGAATAACCTATTCTACCACCATCGGCTTTTTTAGGTCTAGCTACTTCCTCAAAAGATCTTTCATAAAAATCTACAGTTTCATTTATATCAATTCCTTTGTCTTGAGCATTTGATTTTATTTTTGCCATAGTAATTCCAAAGTCATCAGACTTTGTTCCTGAATACATAACATCCATTAATACATCTTCATCGATACCTTGCTCTATTAAATCATCAAACATGTTAGATCTAACCACAGCACCCATATCAACATTTTCAAATATACCTGTACCTGCGTCTTCAACTAAATCAGCTACAAAAAGTTTTTGTTTAGTATTTTTAGCACCTAACTTATCAATCATGCCTTTAGCCTTATTTAATTTTCTTGCATTCTCTTCTAATGTAAATGCTGACATCTCTTCCTCAGTTACAAATGGTCTGTCTAGATCAGCTTGTCTTTGACTCGGTGATTCTTTTACCACTTTACCTTTTTTATCCATACCTGGTTTAAAGATTACTTCTTCTACATTTTCAAAATCTCCAAATACATCTGGGTTCTGTATAATACCACCTTTAGTAATATCTGGTGGAGTTGTCTTGATTCCTGAGGCCTGACTCATAATACCAGTATCAAGAGTTGATATGTTTTCACCTTGTGATGTAATTTTAGTTTTAGCCTCTTCCATAATCATCTCTTCTTCGATTGGATTAGGATCTCTTTTAGTTTGTTTTTTGAAACCTTTTTTAAGAGCATTAAAAGCTGCTGATATAGTTTTATATGGTCCCATAATTAATAATACGTCCTCTGTTGCGGAGGCATAGTTTCCTCCTCATAATCTTCAGGGTGTCTGATTAAACCTCCCTGTCTAAATCTCATTACAGCTTGCGTCATGGAATCCACTAGATCATCGTGGTCTCCGTAAGGAAAAGCTGCACATTCCTCTATGACTTCTTGTGCGAAGTCCATATCTTTGGGCGCCCATATCAGTCCCGACTCAAAG